GTTAAGCAATCTGACATTATAATTGTTTAGTATCAGAATTATTCGTTGTTTAGTATCAGGTTTATTCGTTGTTTAGTATCAGGTTTATTCGTTGTTTAGATTCAATTTTTCTTTTCAATAACATAATATGAAATAGATGTTTATTATGTTATTCTGGTATGATTCAATACTTATTTTACTTCTATTGGTTGTTGTTGACGCAATGATATTTATTTTTTAGTCGTTGACTCATTATCCTCCCATGGTGTGTATGTGAGATGTGTCAAATATAATGGATTAGGTGAAGGTTGAAGTTCTAATTCATAATAAACATCTCTTGTTCTCCGGATTGTTTCTTTATTTATTGCTATTTGTTTTTTATTTTTATTTTTATTGGTTTTTACACATATGTTATCTTTTTCTTCCATTATAATAGATTCTATACTTCCTATACTCATACTTCGTGAATCGATACTATTACTTCTTTTACATTCATTGTTTCCAATACTACTACTACTACTACTTGTTCTTCGTCTGTTTATGAATATCTCTATACTATCACTTCTGCTATTTTTTCTACTCATATATGTGTATTAGGATGTTTTATATAGTACAACATTTTATTTTACATTTATACCCTTTTATTTGTTTTGTAATATAGATAATATTTGAGAGCATATCTTCATTAAACTGTCTTGATTTTCACGCAACATCTTTATTTCTAATTCTAGATTTATTCCTTTATTAGTTAATTGTTCTTCCGGTTTTCGTTTCAACTTATTAAATATGCTATTTTCTGTTATTATTTCTCTCGGGACCATTGTTTGCGCGATTGGTGTACTATCTATTTTATTTTGTTCGACTATTTTATTTTCACTGAAAGATACTTTTTTTTCATCTATATGTAATTTTACCTCGCGGTTATTATTTACCTCGCGGTTATTATTTAACCACTGCTCGGTTTCCATCGTAATTTGCGGTATTTCTAATTCACGTTCTCTGCTAGCTAGTCGCTCGGCTATTAACCTATCCATTTCATCTCCAATCGGAGCATCCTCCTGACTATTAGCATCACTAAAACTGACTTCTTTGGGTTTCGTAGGATTTATTAGTTTATTTAAATCATCTTGTTGCTCTTTTAATTTCAGATTAAAGTCTTGTTCTCTTTTATTTTGTAAATCTTCAGCTCTATAAACCATTTGAATTGTTTTTTTCGGGCGAGTCTTTTCGTCGTTGATTTTCTTTATCATTGTATTCATAGTCAATTTATTTTTTTCCAATAATGTCAATTTCGAATTAGTCCTATCTACATTGATAACTGTATCCTCAAACATAGCTTGGATGTTAGTGAATTTATCATTCTCTATTCCATTAAAAGCATCACTTTCTTGTAACAATCCCCAAATCAACCCTTTATTATGATTACTTATAAATTCCATATAGTAATCATACTAATAATGTTTATATTTTTATTCACTTATATATTGAAATATTTCTTTCTTAATTGAAATATTTCTTTCTTAATTGAAATATTTCTTTCTTAATTGAAATATTTCTTTCTTAATTGAAATACTTCTTCATCTGGTATTTTATGTTCTAAAAAATAGTTAACATCTTTATCTTTTAACATCTGAATTATAAAATACAAACTATACATACCACATTCTGAGTCAGTTTGTTGATGTTCTAATGTATTCATATATACTTTAAAATCTATTCCCAATTGTTTTCCTTGTGTTTTAATCATATTTATTAATTTTGTTACTTGACGCGGTGGAGGATTGCCATTACTATCGAAATAAACAATTAATTTTTTCTTTATGTTCACAAACATTGAAATCCAATGTTCGCCGTCTTTATAATGAGGGTCGGTATTTAAGATGATACCAATTTTATTCTTGTCTCGCTTTATAAATTCACTTAGATTTAGATTACATAATTCTTCCCAAACACATTCACCATATAGTTTATGAAAATCAAAATCTATCGGTGATGGTCCTAAAAATTCAAAGCATTTATAGTATTTTTCATATTGTTTCATAACTGCCTCTATATCTAAACTACTTAACCATTCATTTGCTTTCCTTTTCCAATCATCCGGAGCTTTTGGCGCAAATGTATAATTTAACAAATTACTATCTACGCCCCCATCCATAAATTTACTTCTTAACCAACAAGATTCTCTATCACAACTACTTGACATTTTGTCCTTTAATTCGAGCCATATTTCTTTTGGTTCATTTGTAGATATCATATCGCGCCTGTGTCTAGCATTCCAATATTCTTTCATTTTAAATAACGCCTCGCTAGTATAACATGAAAACTCACTATTGTTTGGATTCGGACTACAATTTTCCATCTTATACGAATTCGTCAAGCCTACTATTTTTGTTGGTTTTGTTGGTTTTGTTGATTTCGATGATTTCGATGAGTTCGATGACGTTTTCGTTTTATTGAGGTTTAGTTCCAACTTGTCATGTTTCTTTCTTCGAGTCTTCATAAATATTATTGATATTTTTCTTTTTTATTATTCCTTTTGTTTTATGTTCTTTGGTCTTTATATTGATATTTTCTCTCTTCGGTAATATTTTATGCGACGTTTGTGTCGTTGTCTTTATTACAAACATATCTAAATTTAATTTTTTCACGTCTTCGGGTTTACTAAATAAATAGTCGCAATTTTTATATTCGCTACTTTCTATTTCTATACCATCTTCATTACAGTTAATTGTCTTTTCTAATTTGGCTATTCTATTCGCTTCATCTATCGAGTCGTATTTTTCTTGTATTATATCGCCTTTGTCTAAAAACTTCAGGTAATTTACACAGGACTTGACATATATATTAAAAAAATGACTTACTTGTGTGTCTTCCTCTTCCTCCCTAAATAATCGCTTCGTCAAATCTACTATCCGCTTTTTATAAAATTTTTTATCATTGATAAATCTGTTATCATTAATAATTTCCGATTTTTTTAAAACACTATGAAACTGAGATTTATTCGCAAAATAACTCAATGTAATATTATCTATTTCATTCATTGAAACATCCATTTACATATTTCAATGAATATATATTTTGTATTTTTACATATCACAGGAACTATCTTTTAACTGGTATCTAGTATGATTATTAAATAAGCTAGTACCTAAATTATGAATATTCGGATTAAATGGTGCTAAATCCGGCTTGTCAAATAATAAAGGGTGTGTTTGTTTTTGAGGAGTATAATCCACTCTGGTTTGATATAAATCACTTGTCGATGATGGAACATATACAGACTGCTCGCATTTTTGTAAGGCAAAAAACTGGTTTCTCAGTTGCGACTCTGTATTTATATTATTAGAAAACCCACTCCAAGGCGCCTTGGCATTACCTGGGTTAAATGTGGTGCTTGTTGAATAAGGCGTGAATGATTGTAACGGTATAGTTGCCTTCTTATATTGATCTAAGATAGGCATATATCCATATTTTGTAGAAGCAGGTCGAATGCTATATTGGGGTTGTAATCCCTTAGATGGGATATTTCTATCCGCTATTCTAGTATTTACTTCATCTACCCTTCCGTGATTACATGTATATAATCCTTCTACCACTCCATACATTTTATTTATGTTATTTATGTTATTCATTAATATATTACTCGAATATAATATTTTGTAAATTACCTAAAGGATTTGTTCTATTTAATATACCTATGTGTGGAATTTTTGCGCTGTTCCAGCTATTGGAACCGGATGTATTTTCAAATTTATATCCGTCCATTAATAAACACTTCTTTGCCGGCCAGTCACGCGGTCCAGAATTTTCCACCATTAAAACCATCAATGACAATGTTTTGTTTGGATTTCATCGATTAGCCATTAACGGACTAGATGAAATATCTAATCAACCGATTTGTATCGATGGTATCTATCTAATTTGTAATGGAGAAATTTACAATTATAAAAACATTTACAAGTTATTAAATGTCACTCCTTCCACCAACTCTGATTGCGAAAGTATTATTCATTTGTATCAACGATATGGTATTGAATATACTCTACAAAATCTAGACGGCGTATTTGCGTTTGCTCTATATGATTCAAATATAAACATGGCATTTATTGCCAGAGATCCATTGGGTGTTAGACCATTGTATTACGGACAAACGGATGACAAACTACTCGTATTTTCTTCTCTATTAAAACAAGTATCGGGTCTATGTGATACTTGTCAGAATTTTAATGCCGGTACATATATTCAGTTTACAATGACCAATGGGGAATTTGAATGTTCAAACCCGCATTCACCATATACTACATTTAATTACAATCACAACATTATAGGCAACCATCTAGCTATGGTATCAAATCATCAAACGAATGAACATTCCAAAGTTATTTATGATACGTTACTAGAGGCTGTCAGAAAACGTGTCATTACTATGGAACGTAATATGGCATGTCTTCTTTCAGGTGGATTGGATAGCAGTTTAATTTCAGCACTCGTTTCTAAATTTGTTCCAAGAGGCCAATTACAAACATATAGTATCGGTATGAGTGGTGGTTCTGATTTGGAGTATGCTAGAATGGTGTCTAAACATATTCATTCTAAACACACTGAAATTATTTTAACCGAATATGACTTTTTTTCGGCTATACCTGAAGTTATTTATAATATAGAAAGTTATGATACCACTACGGTTCGTGCGAGTGTAGGTAATTATCTTGTTGCTAAATATATTGCCGAACATAGTGATGCCAAAGTTATTTTTAATGGAGATGGCTCCGATGAATTAACCGGTGGATATATGTATTTTCATAATTGTCCTAGCGATATTGAGTTCGATTATGAGTGTAAACGCTTATTAACCAATCTTCAGTATTATGACGTTTTAAGGAGCGATAGAAGTATTTCGTGTCATGGATTAGAACCACGAACCCCTTTTTTAGACAGAACGTTTGTTCATACCTATTTATCTTTGCCGATTAACGAGAGAAATCACACTCACAATGACAAAATCGAAAAATATCTACTTAGAAAATCGATTGCTGATATGGACCCCTCTCTTTTACCAAGAGATGTTTTATGGCGAACCAAGGAGGCTTTTAGTGATGGGGTGAGTTCTCAACACAATTCTTGGTATGAAATTATTCAAGCAAAATTATCAGACAAGTACTCCGACACTGACTTTGAAGAAAAAAGAAAACAATATCTAATTAATCCACCGACTACAAAGGAGCAATTATATTATAGAGAACTGTTTGAGTCATATTATCCGGGAAGAGGTGATATTATTCCGGGATTTTGGATGCCTAAATATTGTGACGCAACTGATGCCAGTGCTCGCAATTTGGATATATATAAGAAAAAACAGAATTATAATGAAGCCATTTCTAATGAAACCAGTTCTAAGGAAAAAATATACAAAGAAAAAGGTAGTAAGTTAACCATCGACGTCAACGTGTAGCATAATATTATGAATAATATGAATATTATGAATATTATGAATAATATGAATAAATTTTATTTCACCACAATATACATATATAGCCAATGATAGTTCATCAGTTGGTATTTAATATTGCTCTGTATTCGTCGTATGTATTATATATAATTGCGTATTTACAAATCGGAACTTATAATCCAAAGTATTTAGATACACTTCAAGAGTTTATGAAATACTATGTTACCATTTTCTTACTCTTGCGATTTAATCCACTCGTCAAGTCACAATTCAACGAATTTGACAGGAAAGTCGTATTTTCTTCTGCGATATTTTTACTCACTACTACTATTTTCAATCAATATGCTAAAAGTGTAGATTTGACCGAATTGTTGAAAGTATTGAGGTTTGCTCGTTAGTTTAGCGTTTTGGCGTTTTGGCGTTTTAGCGTTTTAGCGTTTTATTCTTATTTTCAATCCTCTTTTTCTTAAACGTTTTATTTGTCTTTTCGTAGAAAAACTGCTTTAAATGCTGTAACATTCGCTTTCCTATGATTTCGTCTATTTCTTGCTCTTGTGTCATCTTTTCACTAATCTTATAATTATATTTCTTACATTCATGTTGAATTGAATTTATGAAATGTTCTTTCTCACGAACCTTGTCTCCCAACTTTGAATCTAAAAAGGCGTCTATCATTTTTTCAATACTTAACTGATGTTTATACGGCTTTACGTTTATGTAATACACCTTTTCATCTACCATTCCAACATGATATAAATCGTCAATAAAACACACTTCTATATTATCGGGTAATTTAGTACATCTTACAAAATCGTCCATTGTTTTATCATGCGACGTTCTACCTAACTCTACTTGTTTTCCTCTTACTTTAAATGCCGCGATTATCTTATCGAATAATTCATATTTGACTTTATTATCAAAATATTTTTTTATGTTTATCGCCCATTGTTTATCTCCCTGATTATTCGTATATATCATCACTTTGTAACATTTATCTTCCATTTTTTTTGATTTTAAATATTTTAGGGTGTTTATTATTTTTGGTCGTATAAATTCTGGATATAAATCTAATAATTCAGTGAAATGCGTATTGCTATATTCATTGTTTTTAAAATACTTATTTAAGCAATCACAAAATATCCCAAATTCTGTAAAATAGCCTAGTGTTTCATCCAAATCAAACACCACTATTTTTAATGGTTTATTCATATAAAATATACATTTATAAAAAATCTCACCAAGTAATATACTCATTCTTATGGAATTGTCGTCGACGGATTACAGAAAAATTGCTCAGTTTTATCAAATTCCTAAACACAATAATAAATCATATAAAGAAATATCCGAACACGTATTAGCCAGCAAATTATGTAAATGTATTAAAAAGGTTCGAACTAGTAGTCAAGTTGATGAGTCCGCTGCTATTGGACTGTGTAGAGATAGTATTTTTAAAAATCGAAATATCGATTTCTATAATTTTAAATGTAAAAAAGGTGCCCAACTTCTCTCCAAGAAAGGAACAAAACGGGTTTTGAACAAGTTTAGAAAAAAAATCGGATTTAATAAGACAAAAAAATCAAAAAAATATAATCGTGTCATGTAAATGACTAAATTGGTTGATATGATTGTTATTGCTCAAAAAGTTCCTTATTACGAACCTATATCTCAAAATATTGACGACTAAATCCTTGAAATAACATACTAGATATTCCCAAAAGTACATAAATATATTTGTCTATATTTATGTAGTAAAGCAAACTTATACTTCTGTATTCATATATGCCTAGAACTGATAAAAATGATAAATCCGATAAAAATAAAACTCATAGTAAATCATCTAAAATAACAACGTGTGAACCGATTGACTGTTTTTTTTCAACTAAATATACTGCTTCTAATGTGAACAAAATGCTGGAAATATATAATGAAGTGAAAGATATGATGTTTTGTCGTTCATGTACTGTCAATTGTGTAGATACTAAATTGGAGTGTAAAGATACATATGGCCCTACGTTTGTAATTGTGCGTAAAAACTATTGTGTATCTTGTTGGTTACAAAAGGTCACTCTACATAAGTAAGGTATTCAAGTATATCTTATTGATGTCATTATCATAATAATTATGATTATGATTTATCTAGATAGTCCAATGCTGCTAAAATAGTTTTCTCTTGCTCCGTTAATTTCTGAAATATAAAACATTCGTCTATTTTTATTTGAAATCGTGTATTTCTAAAATTTCTACACAATAAGTGTATTCCATCTTCTTGAATTTTTATATCAATTATGATGCCTCCAGTCGTCAAGGATATTTTTTCTGGGTCTTTTAAGCTTATCCACCTGATATAACGGCCATATTGAATATCTGTTAAATCATCTACAAACCGATATTCTTTTAGTTTTAAATGTAATTCTTTTAGTTTGTCCCTAGGTAATTGTAATTGCTGTAAATAATCATTTTTTATTGCCTTGATTTTCCGTGTTGTTAAATTTTCTATACACGAATTGTTTTCATTATCCAGTGCCTTTATCAAGCTTTTATCATTTAATTTATTCATATAATAAATATATGTTTTATATTTATTATATTTTCTCTCAAACTATGTAATTATGCCTCTACTATACAAGGAAGAATAAACGATTGATGTAGTCTAATCAACAAGTATTCAGGTTCAATTAGAAATTATTTGTATAGAGAGAAATTAGAGCGAAAACATTATGTTTTTTTCACACAATGTATATATTATATATTTATCCTCCAAAAAGAGGAAATCAAAACCAAAAATATCTATTTCCCATAAACGCGTGATTCTCAAAACCGCCTTAAAACAGGTATAAAACATCCTCAAAATCCAGTCGCGGCATTCCTGATTTTTGGATTCCGTTTTTTTTGGACATGATTTCCATGTAGGTAAATTGCGCTACATATTTTTCATTTTTCAAAATTCCAAAAATGGCAATGTAGGCTATGTAGGGACCCCCCTACATATGTAGGGGGTCTTTTTGAAGGGAAAAAAGTGGTTTGTTTTTGATACTAGTAGGTATTTTACTTTTTACATTTTTTTCAATTCATTTTTCAGTTTTTAAAATTCTACACAGGTTTTTCTTGCAGAGTTTTGAAAATAGGAAAATGAATTTGAAAAAACAGTGAAAATGTGTTTTAGAGCATAATGCTCTCATTTCCAAAAAAAACTGTAATTATTTGTTATTGTAATTTTTTTAAAAGCATCATTTAGGAGAATCTTATAATAATCTTATGCGAATTTTTAGAACAGTTTTTAGAACAGTTTTTAAGAATATTTAAATATATAAGATTATTATAAGATATATATAAGATATGCCAAAGATACAAATAGACTATTCAAATACTGTATTTTATAGAATTTATTGTAAAGATCCGCTTGTAAACGACGTTTATGTTAGTCACACCACGAACTTTGTTCAGAGAAAACACAGTCATAAGCAAGCAGTCGCTAGCCACAGTAAACAATATAGTTGTAAATTATACAATGTCATACGTGCGAATAAGGGTTGGAATAATTGGAATATGGAAATAATCGCATTCCATAAGTGTGATGATTTAATAGAAGCTAAGAAATACGAACAACAGTATTTTGAACACTACAAGGCAACTCTAAATAGTGTGGAACCGTCACTAAAAAACAAGTCTATACATAATAATTATATTATAGAAAATAATGAGCCAATGATGACATCAAAACAGGTCCCAAATAATATAAAAAATTTCAAGTGCGAACGTTGCCTATATAAATGTAGTAAGGAAAGTGACTGGGTAAAACACATCGCCACTAGAAAGCATCTGACTAGAACATCATTGAACGCTTTAGAACAGTCTGGCGAGAAAATCGCCATTTATGGTGCGAATTTACAGTCTCCGGCGACAAATGGCGAGAAAATCGCCACAGCATCATTCGTGTGTAATTGTGGTAAGCAATATACAGCTAGAAATAGTTTATGGTATCATAAAAAGACTTGCTACATATCTCTAGATGATACTTCATCAACAAACTTGGACGATATAACGGATGTAGGCAGTTATTTAATTAGTCATCAAGCGAAAGTTATTGAGCAAACCTCTACAATACTCTCTTCAGATACGAAAGATAAAGATGATGAATTTAAAGAACTAATATTGCTTCTTTTGAAAGAAAACAAGGATATTCAAAAAACGTTTTTAGAAATACTTCCACACCTCAACGGAAACATAACAAATAATAGTAATAATACTACAACCAACAATAATCAGTTTAATATCAACATGTTCTTAAATGAACACTGTAAGAACGCTATGAACCTTACCGACTTTATTCATTCTCTACCCATTACAAATGAAACATATGACCATACGATTGAAAATGGATTGACAAAAACGATTACGAATATGATAACAAATGGTCTTAATAAAATGGATGTATTGGAAAGACCTATTCATTGTACTGACCCGGCTCGCAAGACAATGTACATTAAAGACAATAATGTCTGGGAAAAGGATAACGAGTTGAAGTTGCTACTACATGGTATCAAGATATTGTCTATGAAACAACGTACAAGTATTAACAAATGGCAAGATGTTAATATCGGATGGGACAAAGATGACAATCTACAAACCAAACTAACGACTTTAGTGTTTCATTCTATGACCAATATTGAAACGGACGAAAAAGAAGTGAATAAAATTATTCGAGCCATTAGTAAAAGCACCTATTTGACGAGTCAAATTAAAAACGAATATTTGTAAACATTTAGAGAAGTTATATTGTTTTGATTGTTTATTTGATTGTTCGTTTGTTTTTATTCTATATGAAATATATAATAATGGCAAAGTCTCACAGACGATATAAAACTTCTAAAAAGAATAATAGAAAAACGGGTAAGAGTAGAAAACCGTCTTCTTCATCAAGAAGAAGAATAGGTGGATTACTTGCCAAACCTGGTAAATCTACTTATAAAGCCGCATTAGAAGCTGCCAAACGCGGCGATCAAGGTGTTCCAATCGCGAACCCATTTGGTAGTAAAACACTCATTGCTACTCAATTGCCTACTATGGCCAGACGATAAATCACTCAATTAAATTAAATTAAATTATACATTTCAATATATAATTTAATTATTTAGGTTACGTTTATTACTTACAACTATGTAGTATGTCATATGTCATATGTCATACATTATTTAAAATGCTGAACCGAATCCACCACCACCAAAGTAGTCATTAGCCGCCATAGGTTCCATCGATTCCATCATACCACCCGGATTAGCTGCTCCAACTAAAGGAGTTTCTGGACCGGCATACATATTATTGAAATCAGGTGACTTTGGAACGGCGTATTCGTTTGATTGACTTTTCATATTAGTCATCTGAGATTGTGGCGGTGGCATACTCATTATCTGTTGCTGTTGAGGAGGCGCAGCATACTGTTGAGATAATGGTTGTGTTACACGAACTTGTCCCTGTCCTTGTCCCTGTCCCTGCCCTTGACCTGATTTATTTTGACCATTAGACGACGTTTGTCCTTCATATAACTCCCATAGTCTATCCACTAATATTTGAACCTTTTCCCCTAATTTGGTTTGCATAGTTATAGAAATTAGCAAAAATGCCGGAATAATATTGAATACATTTACGTCTCCATACCTCAAACCACTATATGTAGGAATATACTCGATTATTTTGTGAATGAAGTAGAGGGCCATAAACATTACAACTATTTGACCAATTACTTCAACCAAAATGACTAAACTGCCTTTGTCGTCTTCGGCTTCGGGGATATAATTTTTTATTACTTTTAATAAAATGACAATCGGGATTATTGCTAAAACAGAATATTGAATTATATTTAATAATAATCCTTTTTGATCCTCGTCAAAAGGAAATACCGTCTTTATAAATCCTTCTTCATTATTTCCTGTATTTTTTTCCAATCTATCCATATGATTTATAATAAGAAATTAATATATTTAAATAGATGGTTTTATTTGATGTATAATGTTAAAGCACGCAATTGACCTAAATAAATACAAAAATCGGGACAAGGGAGAGAAATACCACGAAGAATATCAATATCTGAATTTGCTAAAAGATATCATGGAACATGGCACTCTTGAAGAGGGTCGAAATGGAAAAACAAAGAGGGGGGTAGGGAGTGCGATGCACTTTTCATTAGAAGGTGGTAAAATTCCTATATTTACTACTAAAAAGACTGCTGTTAAAACTGGTATTCGTGAGTTGTTATGGTTTATCAAGGGACAAACTGATAATAAAATTCTTACCGATCAAGGAGTTGGAATATGGAAAGGAAATACTACAAAAGAATTTTTAGAAACACGCGGATTAGACTATGAACCAGGTCGTTCGGTGGGCCCATTATATGGCTGGCAAGCCAGGTTCTTTGGTGCAAAATATACAGGTTGTGAAACGGATTATACAGGACAAGGAATTGACCAACTACAAAAAGTTATTGACGACCTTAAGAATCCTGAAACAAGAAACTCCAGACGACACGTAGTATCAGTTTGGAATCCAGAACAATTAGACCAAGGTGTATTGCCTCCCTGTCATATTTTATACCAATTTTTTGTAACAGAAAAAAATAAATTAAGTTGTATTCTTTATCAACGTTCATGTGACGAATTTTTGGGAATTCCTATAAATTGCTTATCATATTCAGTCTTAACTTGTATAATAGCCAAAATATGTGATTTAGAGCCATATGAATTTATACATTTTGGAGGTGATACTCACATCTATGATGATTGTTTCTCCCAAGTTACAGAGCAAATAACAAGAACACCATACCCATTTCCTACACTAGAAATTTTAAACAAGAGAGAAAATATTAATGACTATGTTATTGAAGATTTTAAAATTCATGATTACCAACATCATCCCCAAATTAAAGCGACAATGAGGGCTTAATTTCGTCTTGAATAGTGTCCGCAAATTTGTAATACATTCTCCAAACCATATCAATTACAAATTATTCCACAAAATGTTTATTATGTAAATCGTGATAAGGGTATTTTTTATGTATTTCAGTTTGACTGGTAAAGTAA